CCTGAAGAGTCAGGTGCCCTCGCCACTGACATCGAGAATAAGATCACGGCCATTCAACAATCAGATCCTGTTTCTGCTCAGGTTGTGCGTGCTATGGCTCCTAAATCACCGGAACAGTACGCCAACATCGGTGATTACTACGCTGATCGAGCCCGCTTCGTTCAATCCCTTCAACCAAGAGAAGAGGGTAGTGCGTTCCAAACTGTTGTGGACTCAATCAAAACAACAGCGGCGAATGAAGAAATGGCTGCAAATTTAGCAGCATTTGCTAGAGCCAACCCTCAAATGGCTTACGAAAATATGCTTCGTCAGGGTCTGATTAACCGTGAAGGTCAGTTGGTTTCACCTGAAATGAATCAGCAGAGCCAGTCAGTCACAAGCCAGACTTACGGATCTTCTCTGGGTACAAACAACGAAGCAAATGCATTAGGTCAAGCCAATGCAGCTGCGTCTCAGATGTACACGGGGGATTTCAATAATGATCTGGAAGCAGCCGCTGCGATTCAGAAAAACAACGAACTGATTGCAGCAGCAGCTCCGATTGAGTACGGCAACCTTCAGCGTCCTGACCAGTTCCTCGGTCAACAGATGGCAATGCGCATGGCCGGACGTATGGGAGGTATGAGCTGATGGGTATCGAAGAAATCACCAAGTACATAAACTTGGCATCGAATGTAATTTCAGGTGTGGACGACGTAGTCCGAGCTTTCCAGGACAAACCACGCAGACGTTCTTTCCAAAATCAGCTTACAGGTCCAACACGTTACGAGGATCCAAACTCTCTCGAAAACCTTCTCAGACAAGCTGGATACACTCTAGATCCAGCAGAGGAGCAGGATGCTGATGGCAAAACTCCTCAAGAAAAATTAGAGGAAAAAATGATCGGAAAGGCTGTTCAAGATGACCCAGAACTGAACCTTGACGCTATTGCTTCGTACATGGATGCAGTTCGACCGATTCGAAGGGAAGATTTTTATCGCCAGTAAGTTAAAGAATAAACTCGATAAAGATTGACTGCTAAGATTAACTCAGTGATCGTGAGCTAAGGGCTTTGGCTAGTACATCCACCAATAAACAGCCCATGATGGTTGATCGCCCCTTTTTTCGGGGTGCTCGACTTAACAGCACGACACCTGTTGTCGACGTAGTTAATCCTAATTTTTCCAACCTTGTACAACTCGTCCGTGTGGGCGACCTCCCGTCTGAAGACGGAGCGGTAATTGAAGATCTTTTTGTTACTTCTAAAGAGGCTTATCCTGACGACAGCGGTACTCGTGCTGCTTCGTTCGGTGTTTATGTCTATGCACCTAACCAGTCAGCTCCCTCAACGGCAGTTCCTCTTCAGATCGCTGCATTCACTGTGGGTCTCTCAGGTAGCACATTTGGTTTAATCCAACGAATCGAACTTCCTAAAGTCATTGCGCCGACTCCTGGTGTTGGTTTTACGAACCAGACACGTCCTATTGAACTTGGTGCTTCGGAAGCACTTTACCTTGAGAAAGGTTATATCCTCTGCGTCGGTCAGATTCCTGCACCAGGCATCGCTGTTTCTGGCGGAATGAGCGCATCAGGTATTGATATTTTCGCGCAAGGCGGCTTCTATTGATTCGTGTCTAAAAGGAAAAAGGGTTCTGATTACTTCGGGTGGGACAACCACTCGCCAAAAAAATCTAGTTTTTCCTTCGATAAAGTTCCTGGAGCTACTTCGGCATCAGCTTTAAACAGGTCGATGCCTTGGCATCAAAAATTTAGACCTGACCAACAGCTAAAAGATTTCAGTCTCCTCTTCGATTACAGCTACTCGTCGATGTGGTCGAGATGGCGAAGGGGATATGAACTTTATATGTACACGAACCAAGCCCTTGTGGGTCTGAACTACACGTTCAGATACGCAATGAACGGGCAAGCAGGTTCTGGCGGTACAGAGATCCCAGGTCTGATGTACATGTATCCATCGTCCGAACAGGACATGGGTATGCGTATGACAGTAATTAAACCTCGTGACAGCATTAACCTTCTTGACTTAGGTCTAGCTGTCAAAAGTGTTTTTGATTATGACGTTGCTAACAAAATTATCGGTGTAGAACTCACAAGTAATTTTGGAGCACCCGTTTCTTTGATGACGGGAGAAGTAGTCTCTGACCGTTTTCAGGCAGACGGCACACCTAAAACTACATACAGCAACTATACAGTCGTAGCAGTCGGAACTAAAGCCGGAGGACCCGCTATACCCCAGGAAGCTGCGACTCAGGACACACTGTTTTTGTCTATGACTGCGGACACCAGTTGGACGACGATTGAAGACGAGAGTTTTATTGTTCCTGCTAACTCAGTCCCGGTAGTCGGAGAATTTCTTTCTTCTGCTATGAGGTTTGGATGCAACTGCCCAGACTACCTAGGAAGAGAAGATTTTAACTTATACAAATACGCTCAGAAAAGAAACTATCCCTTTACGCCCACGCAAGATTTAAAACCTGGTATCTATGACCCAGGTAATGAGACTTACGGGGGAGAACGACCAGTAAACACGAGAGACTTTCCAGGTTTTGCGAGAGATTTTGGTTTCATATATACAAAGCAACTTTTAGACATAACTAATTACAAAGACAACGCTGGTTCTTCTTACTCAGATCCAAATGTTTTGTTTTTTCAGCCACGGTTTTGTAAACACATTTACGCATCGTGGTGGGATATGCAGAACAGATTCCCCAACTACAAATACCTTGCACCGTTCCTAGCACAACCGTCAGACGAACCCTTAGATGATCGATACAGAGAATATTTTGATCGCCAGCTTGCAAAACAGACTGCGTTCCTCCAGTCGACAGAAGCACTGCAGTGGTGGGAAACTTATTCACCTGCCAAGAGTACCGTTCCTAATCACGTCCTCTATTCGGACATGAACCCGACAATGGTCAAGGTCATGAACTTTGACACGTTGGCCTCAGGTGTAACTACACGGTTAGTTCCGAGTGGTTTCATCATGTTTGATATAGATGAATTCAACCCTCTGCAGCCAGTACCTCCTGACGAGAGACCAGTCATTGACGGTGGAATATACATCGATGGAATTACAAGTGGTACTGCACCATCAATTATTTATGATGGTGGCGAGTATCTGAGCGGATCAGGATTACCTCCTTTGTTCAGACCAGCCATTAATGGAGGAACTTACTAATGACAACCACTCCGGTTACTCTCCTTTCCAAAAGGTCCGGTAACGCATCAGACCGACCTTTAGATACAACAGTTCAGGCTGGTGAACTTGCAATCAATTTTGGTGCGGCTGAGAACGGACTCTATTTCAAAGATTCAGCAGGCGACATCCGGAAAGTAACTGGAACACATTACGGAAATAATGCTCCTAATTCCTCGCCAGCTGGTGAAACAGGTAACTCTACAGGTGAGACGTGGGTAGACTCATCCTCATCCGCTTATTACTTATCAGTTTGGAATGGTAGCTCTTGGCAGAAAGTGGGTGCCGCTTTTGCAGACGTCGCTGCTTCTGCAACTGTCACTATTGCATCCGGCGCTCTCGTCGCCAACAGCGCTGTGGTCGCTTCCGGTGCTTTTGGAGCAGTCACCGCTTCTGGAGCTTTAGGAGCAGTTTCTGCGTCTGGAGCTTTAGGCGCTTTGGTGGCTTCGGGATTAGATATAGCTGTAATTAGCGGAGCGTTTCCTGCAGTCCCTGCATCAGGGGTCTTTGGCTATCGGGTAGATCCGCCGAGCGGACTTTACGTATCATTTGGAGGCGGTTGGGTTCCCGCCGCGTAAGGTGCTTTTAAGCATCCACGCTCCCTTAAATAAGTTGCCGACGATATCAGCTAGATGATTCTCCACGTCAGGTGCGCCAACTTTTTGAGCAGCTTCATAAACATCTTTAGCCATAAAGCCACCGCTCTCTAAGTTCTTGACGTATAGAACTAAACTTTCGTCAGCGTCGTAAGTCTTAGTCATTTTGAAGTTTTTATACTGCCCTAACAGTCCTTTTTGACACATGGGCATTAGATAATCCATGCTGCGGACTAACTCTGCAAGGGTGTCAAAATCGTCAGTGTGTTGTTGGTATTGTTTTTTCAAAAATTTATGAACAGCCAAGAAGTAAGGTGCTTCTAGGTTGAGGTGAATTAAATGTGCTTGAAGGTTTAGATGATATAAATAAGAGGCCAATTCGACCATCTGAAAAATCAGATTATCGGTGCTGGCCTCTTTTACTACGATGACCTCCTCTTTTACAACCTCCTCGGTTGGAGCTGTGGGCCGCTTCTGAAGCATTCCATCCATAAAAGAGGAGGTCATCTACCTAATCATTTCATCGGACACACTACTGTAGCCTGCTCTTCCTGACCTTTCAGGTACTCTTCGAGAGCATCTTTGTTGATGCGGAACAGGGATTTAGCACCTTTAGGTTGCAGGTTTACGTAAGTGCTTTTAGGCCAACCACCATCCTGGTGTGATTCAGTAAGTGCAATACGCTTACGAACAAAACCAGTAGAGCAGTTCAACAGCTCTGCTGTTTGAGCGATTGTGAGCAGCTTCTTGGATTCCATGTTTACGAGACTGTTGAATGATCGCAACGCAAGAAGATTAGCAGTGGATTCGTGAAAGTCACCCAGCAAAAATCATTAATAATTTTTTTATGGGTTTGACTTAGAATTGTTGCAGAACGGCTGAAAGCATGGCAGGCATACGGATCGCTGGTGAGCGCTTCAGCGGGTACAACAAACCCAAGCGGGACAAGCAAGGAGGCAAGAAGTTCGCTGTGGCGGCCAAGGAGGGCGACACGGTGCGTCTGGTCCGCTTCGGAGACGCGAATATGACCATCAAGAAAAACGACCCTGAGCGGCGCAAGAGCTTTAGAGCGAGACACAAATGCGACGAGAAAAAGTCGAAACTGACCGCTGGTTACTGGTCATGTAAAGCATGGTGAGCATATACTGACATTATTTGTGTGAAAAAGCTGACCTAGACTTATAGATATCGGTATCTGAATATGGACGACACCGGTCACGTCAGCGTAAGTCTTACGCTTGAAGACGAATTCACACTCACTCGCATCAAGAACGGCGCTAAAGAACTCAGGGGTAAAGAAAGGGATCAGTATCTCTGGGATCGTATTGTGCGTTTTGTTTGTCGCGAACGCGCTTACAAGTTCGTCGCTGACGAGCTTGGAGTCGTGGTCGATCCTAATATTGGAGTATTCGACGATCTCGAAGAGGATGGAGATCTCTCCTAACGCTCAACGCTGGTTAAATTCAATCAGTGCTGCAGAAGGCACGATGCGTGACGGCAGACGCGGTTATAACATCATGTTTGGGGGAGGCACGTTTCCCAATTACGACCAACACCCTGATACTGTCATTGACGGCGGGCGGCTCAAAAGCGCTGCGGCTGGGGCATACCAGTTCATGCCAGGTACTTATAGCGGAGTAAAAAGGGACCTCAATCTTCCCGACTTTTCTCCGTCTTCCCAGGACCAAGCTGCTCTTGAATTAATCAGAAGGCGGGGCGTGGACCCTGATCGGGACCCGCTTACACCCCAGAACGTTGCTAAGTTGGCACCCGAGTGGGCCGCTTTTCCCACGCTTGAAGGAGGCAGTTACTACCCAAATCAAAAAGCTAGAAATTTTCAGTTCGTAAAAGACGCGTTTAACGCACCGATTCAAGGGCAAGGACCCCGAGCACAACTACCTGCTCCCGAGAAACCTCCTGAAGTTGTTCAGAACCAGGTAGTGCCAGAACAACCTGAAACTTCCCAAGAAAACACTGGTATCGGTAGTGAGGAAGCAGCAGCTTTGATATTAATTGGTGAGCTTAGACAAAAATTAAATCAACAGACTGCAGACTTCGAACGAGCAGAAAAAACAAGAGCAGAAAGTGATGAGAAATTTAAAAATGAAGTGCTTACCAAGATGAAGGAAGGTTATGCAAAGTCTCAAGAAGCAGGGAAGATCGATGCTCTTACACAGATGTTCATGGAATCTGAACAAGCAAGAGCAAACGAAAAAGCAGCAGAAGCCAAAGCCCGCAGAAGAGAACAGATGGGCAAACAACTAGATCCTTTAGCTAACTTGGCTTATTTGAACGCTGCTGCGCAAGCCCAACGTGACAAGTTCAGACCAGGAGAATCAGTTATCTGATTGTATAATTTAAGAAAAGAGCGTTAGCAAAGTGTCTCCCTCCTTAGGTAACTTCCCCTCCAATTTCAGCTATAACGTCCCTGGTAGCACTCCTACCTTTCAAATGGGTGGGGGCGGTTTTGACTTCGATTTCGGTGGTCTTGGAGGGCTGGATTACCAAATCCCCGCAGGCGCTGTACCCCAAACTTTGGGAACAAGTTTCTTCGGAGGGGGAGGAGGAGGTCTCGGGGATCTTGGGAGTTCCATCAGCACACTAGGTGGTTCACTCGGTGATATTGTTCGAACTTTCCGTGGTGGAGACGACGAGGAAGCCGGTGGTTATATGGGTTTGGGCAATCCATTTGACCCTAAATATGCTGACGAAGCTCGTGCGAAGGTAGATACAGAGTATGGAAAATTACTTGAACAACTCGGTGGTATTGCTAACGACATCGCATATTTAACAGGTAATACTGTTCCTGACGCAGTTCAAGAATTCAGGAATCGTTATAAGGATTACATTGAACCCGCAGCTCAAAGAGGATACAACCAGCTTTTCGGTTTTGATCCAAATGCGATCGGCCCCACTTCTTTAGAAGACTACGGGGATAAAGCGACTAATAAAATGTTTGACACTATGGGTAAGTACAGTGCCCTTAATCGTCAAAATTACATGGATGTCGCTACTGCTCCTCCTGTTGTAGAGGCAGATACAAGTAAATTACAGCCAGACTTTAATCGATTTTTTGATGAAGCAAATAAGAGACTCAGGGATTATTCGGACGGGCAGTCTCAAGAATTTATCTACGGTGCTGGTAGCCCTGGTTCTCGCTACGGCAGGCAGCGTATGGCTGGATTTTTTGCTGACTCTCCTGAAATAGATCGATTAATGGACTTTGGTGCCTGATAATGCTGTCTCGAAGTGCTGTAGAAAAAAGATCAGAGCGTAATATATTCAGACGCTCTGAGCATGTAGGGAGAAATCCTGCTTTCAGATTGGCAGGAAAATTGTTCTCTGAAGCAGCAGATCGAGCAGCTTTAAGGAATGAAAAGCGTCAATCGATGCAAAAGTCACGCCCCGTGGGGATTGGTTTCGGAGCCTACGACACTTATGGACCGGATGAGTCTTGGGGTTCGCAAGAAAGTCTTATAGGAATACACGACCGAGGTCACTATATTGTTGGTGAAAATCATGGATTCTTTTCTGATAGTCCTGAGTAGAAGGCATATAAAAAACGAAACCAAACACTTTTGAGTGCTTTAAAGGCTCAAGTTTTTCGCTGTCGTGAAGCAACCTTGGATGTTCTTTAAGAACACACATCGGTAAATCGATACCGGTTTTCTGCGTGGATATAAGAGCTACTTCAGATGAGGTTATAAAAACTATGGCCTCATCAAACTCTTGTTTGAGCCATTTCTTATACGCAACTTCAAGCCAAACTCTCTGGTTTGATTTTTTGAAGTAAGAGGTTTTTGTAAATAACCTGTCTGATTTAGGTTGCTCAGCTTTGAGTGATATATCTCTTGGAGGGTAAAGATATACGTTTTTGCTTTTCCAGTCTTGTTTTAAACCGTTGTCCTTCCAGTTGAAATATCTTTGCGCTTGTACAACTTCGTTAGCGTGTTTACTGCTAGCCGGATCAAGACTTATCTCTCCACCAAACAAAGAAGCTGCAGCAGCAACAAGTTCTGGAGGAGAGACAAAATCTTTTGACGCCAGCATTAATCTTCAACAGCTTCAAGTCTCATTTGACTGTGAGTGCTGACGTGATTCGAATTAAGCCAAGCAACTTTTACATAAAAGTACTGGGCACCACCCTTCGTAGGTTTTGTAAAGACCTCTTGAACGATGCCGACAGTTCTGTCTTTGAACCACTTTGATTTACAAGCAGCGTTGGCGGTTACCCAAACGTTGTTGATTCGACTTTTTTCCTTGACCTTGTCGCCCACTTTGAACTTGGGTTTTGCTCTACCTTGGGAAACGTGTGGCATGGTTCAGAGAATAAGACCGTTGGATGCTTCGTCGATTCTTTTGTTTGCTTCAATAGCATCCAAAAGATGGATATGCATACCGTCGTCATGGATCATGGCGACAATAGCCACATCCTCGTTATCTTCTTTCTCAATAACCTTAATGACCTGCTCAAACATTCCACTAAAGTTTTCGTCCATAGCTTCTTGAGCGATTGCTAAATCTTGCTCAAGGTCGTATGTAGTGACGTATTTACTCGATGTGGGATCTTCTGGATTAAAAACGAGACATCCAGGACCTCTAGCGCTTCTGTTTCGAAAGTAAATATCGATCATATCTGACAAGATGGTGCGGATAATGCCCGCAGAAAGCATCCTCTCAGTCTCTGTGCCTTTAAAGAGAGCTTGGATCTTTTGGGCGTTCTTACTAAATTCAGTCATATTTAAAGTTGCTCCAAGCTGCTTGAAGAATTTCATGAACATCATACAGAAACTTCGCAGGGTTGTTCTCAGCTGGATCCAGTTTTGTGTAGTGCTTACCCTCCACGAGTCCTGAGTTACCTCCGGAGGATATGCCTTGATAAATTAATTTGTCGACTGTGACTGAAGGAACCCCGAGTCTTTGAGCGACTGCTTTTTTGTTTACGAAAGCTGTAGTACGCCGTTGTTTGTCTGCGCTGAGAAGCTGAAGAGAGATGTCAATGTTTGTTAAGGCAATTGAAATTTCTTTGAAAGCTTTTGTGAGTTGAGGGTTGTCCATGTGATTTATCACGCACCAGCACGTTAGCAGGGTTTTTAGAACGTGCAAGTGCATGAGGGCTCCTCTCGATCACCCGATACCAGGCAACCAGAGCGACTTGCGTGGGGGCAGAAACCGGAAAAATGCTACCCCAACCCTCTTTGATCGTTAAGCCGGTTCTTACGAAACGATCGCAATCAGTCTAGTAATCGTTCAGCTAACTGAACAAAATCCTTAGGATCTTCGATAAGAAGCTTGATAAGTTTATTTAGCTTGGTGTCTTCTTCATCGTACTTGTTGTCATTAAGTACCTGCCAGTAACGATAGGCATTAAGTAAGTAGTACTGACTTTGTTTTGCTTTGAGCGCACCTAACCTCCACTTTTCAAAGTCATATGTGTTGTCATACCGACTTTTACCGATCGACATCTCAGACTGACGAATCTCCATCTGGATGTCGATATCTGCAATGGTGTACTCGATAGAAGAAATCTTTGCAGCACACTCAGCTTTTGTTGAAGGCGGTTGGTTGTCGGAGTAAATCCAAGGAGGAAGGTTATCGATGATGTACTTCTCAGGCCAGAGAGACTCGCGGCGTGGTTTAGGTTCCGCTGAAGAAATGTTTGAGAATATCCTGGATGAATTGGTTGAAGTCGCCATTGATGCAGTAGAGATTGTGGAACTCAAATCGAGTTGAAATTACAAGATCTAGTTTCTCAAGCTTTTTAAGCTGGGATCTTGTCGTGTTTTCACACTGACCTAAAGAAGAAGAAAGTGTCAGGACGTCCGTAGGTTGTAGCGACTGTAGCTCATAAATCAGCCAGCGCAGTTTTTGGACTTGTTTAGATCTTTTCTTATTCTTTGAATCGATCTCCTGGACAACTCGGAAGAGTGCTTCTCTCGCAGTAGCTGAAGAGCTGTATCTGTCGTCGCCCCCGCAAGGAGGATCTGTTTGAGAAACTCTTCTGATTCCTTGGTTAGACGACTTGCTGGTGTTTTTACGAGACATAGATGGTAGGGATTGATACAATTTGGATTAGAGCACACAGACTTCACACAGTCCGCAGACCCCACAGATTTTTTCCAAAAGCGTTCATATACGCGTCTTAAGAGTCTTGGGTTGGGTTTGGGCGTGTCGTCTCTTTCGAGACATCTGCCTTCTTCGAGTGTGAAGCGACAGCGTTCAAGCCAAGCGTCGATCCTTTTCCAACGTGAGTTAGCTGAAGAAAGTTCTGCACGACAAACCTCGCAGGCTGCAACACCTAAGGGGAGTTTGACCTTAGGGACGTCTTTAGGGCGCATGAGGAAAGGCTCAGAACGCCTGCAAAGACAGGTCCATCTGACTGCTTCGTCGTAGTGCTCCACTTTCCAGTTACCGACGACCTCTGTGTCGTTGGGGACACCGGACGGCTGTGGAGGCGGAGGAGGAGAAAGTAGACGGAAGAGCTGAGCCGCTCTCACATCCCTTGTTTTGAAATCGATGTTGGTGTTCATGATCTAAAGCTAGCACACCGACGCAAGAAGCGCATACAGCGCATAGAAGGGTAGGTATCCTCAAAAAGCCATAGATAAAAGACTTTTTATAAGAAGAGGGTTTTGCCTGCGTTTGGCGCTGAATTCAGTTTTTTAAAACCTGACTACAAGCGTCACTTGACAAAAAACCGCTTTTTTTTCCTATACGATTATTTTATACGTATATAAATACACGAATTTAGCGACAATTAAGGGTAAATCTACGGCTCACAGAGAAAGTTTTTGTGCAAGGACTCTGACGCGAGCTTTGTGGGCCAGCAGTCTTGTACCAATTAGTTTAAGATTCAAGAAATACACTGAACACCATGTCTGATTCAGATGTCAAGCTAGGTTCTGATTTGTCCTGGCAGTTACTGAAAGAGCGGGCATCTACTTTAGGCATTCCTGCATGGAAATTGGCTGAGGAGTATGCTTTTCATCAAGAAGACAATAAAAAACATGTAATCAAGAGGTAGAATTCCATAAGGAGGTTGAGTATTGAATGCCCGAAGAAGTAAATTCGCCTCCGTGTCCTTTACATGGGGCACCTCCTAGGGCGTTACATCCGCACAATTTTTTCGGTATCGTCACCGTTATCGAGGAAATAATCGACACGATTTCTGGCGTGGGCACTACCTCTTTTTCTCGCTGTCCTTACGGATATCCCTATAACTTCGAAGGCATAGTAAGGGCTTTAGAAGATTTGAACCTTACTGCTAGTGGTATTCAGGGCGGCGGAGGAAGCCCTATTGTCACTTCAGGCGTTGCTCCTGGTTCTGGTTTATATGCTTCGATCAGCGGTGATCTTGTCTTATTTAATTTAGATGCTCGGGCTGAGGGATCTGTTTCCCTTAACTACGACGGAAATACTGCAGTCATCAGTGGTTCTGCCTCAACTGGAGGAACCATCGTTGCTTCCGGCTCACCAGGAGACGGAGCACACAATAACGGGGACGCTTGGTTCGATACAAACCAAGGTCGCTTGTTTGTGTTTGTGTCTGGAGTTGCAGGTGCTTCAGGTGCTTGGTATCAAACCAACGCAGAAGGTATTGCTCTTATGAGCGATATTCCTCCCTCGGGAGATAACCTCAACGCACCTCCTCGTCACGGAAACATCTGGTTTAACCAGCTTGTGGGCTCTCTGTTTGTTTACGACGAGACTACAAGTGGTTGGTATGAGACTGGACCTCAGCGCAGTGTTGCGTACGGTGCAGCTCCTCCGAGTCCTCCCGTCGCAGGTGCTGGTTGGTACGACACGATTGATTCAGCACTTAAAGTTTGGAATGGCACTTCCTGGATTAGCACCTAATATCAGGGCGCTCGTTCCAAACTCATGGCATCCAAAAACGGCAACTACATCGCTTCACGTCCGAAAACGACTTGCCAAGGGCAAGGAACTAACTCTCGTCCTAAGCGTAAAGGTAAGAAAAAATTGCGGGGTCAGGGACGCTAAAGTGATGGTAAATAGTAAATAAAAATGGCGATCGTCAGTCTTGTTGCAGGTGGGACTATTACTGCTGGTCAGGCAGTTTATATCAACACTTCTGGTCTGGCTTTACCAGCTCAAGCTGACGGTGGCGATTTACAACTAGCTGCAGTCGCTGGTGTTGCTCAAGATACAGTTACTGAAGGTCAGAGTTTTAGATGTAATGTTGACTCCGTTTCAGTTATTCCTAGTGCAACTTTTACCCCAGGCACAGCACTGTTTTTACACCCATCTGATGATGGTGAGTTAGCTGAGTACTCTGTTTTTGCTTCTGGTGTTGAGAATACTTCTGCTGTTGGTCTTTATTTAACTCGAATCGGAACAGCTTTAACTGCAGATCGTGTTGCTGTTGAACTTAAACGTCCAATTTTTATTAATAACACCACTTCGATTATTCTTATGGAGAGCGCATCTGGTCTGGTTGTTGATGCTATCCTAGATGAAGATGGCTTTAGAATTGACACAGAAGGTGCTCTCTAATTATGCCTAGCCAGAAGATATCCCAATTCCCAGCTCAAACGACCGTTGCGTCGGGCGATATCCTGGCGCTTGTTACTGTTTCGGGCGCAACTTTCGATAACAAACGAATCGGAATTGACGTATTAGATAATAGATATCACCCATCTGCTTCTGGCGGAGCAGCACTTGAAATCGCTGTGGAAGCACTAGCTTCCGGCAATGCTGCTTTAACTGATTCTTTAGAAGCACTCGCCTCAGGTAACGCAGGTATTTCTCTTGCAATTGCTTCAGGTAACGCTGCTCAGGCTTCTGGCAATGCCGCTCTTGTTGACGCTGCTGCAGCACTTGCTTCAGGTAATGCTGCGATTGTTGATGCGTCAGCTGCCCTTGCTTCAGGTAACGCAGCACTTACTGACGTCTCAGGTAAATACGACAAGACGGGTGGACCTATTACAGGAACCGTAACCATCAAGGATCAATCGATTGGTGAAGTTGGTAATCAGGGCGTTCGAAACGGCACCATCACTTTAGATTTTGGGTCAGCAAATAATTTTGAATTTACTCTCGACGGAAACGGCACTTTAGGTGCGCCAACTAACGCAAGCGGCGGCCAGTGTGGCGCTATTACGATTCGCCAGGATGGCACTGGTTCGAGAACCATATCGTATAACGCTGTTTTTGGTTTTGCCGGAGGCACCGCACCGACTCTCACTACGGCTGCGAGCGGGGTTGACGTAATCTCGTTTTATGTTTCGTCCCCGACTGAAATTCAAAGCGTTGCTGTCTTAAATCTGTCATGATTCCTGGTCAGGCTCAACAGTTTTTTGAAGCAGCCGCTGCTCAATCTGGTGGGGCTACACCCCTTCAAGTTACTCGTAGCTTGCGGTTTAACACTTCTGACAGTACACATTTTGATAGAACTCCGTCGTCTGCAAGTAATCGCAAGACGTGGACTTGGAGCGGGTGGGTAAAAAAATTTAAGTCTTCACGCGGTGTCCTGTTTGGCGGCGGGACATCTCAGTCTGACACTGGATTTACGTCTATTGAATTTGAAAGCGATGATTCTTTAAGAGTCACTGGTTGGAATACTCTTTGGGCGAAAAGTAGTGGGGTTTTCAGAGATTATTCGGCTTGGTACCACGTAGTTATTTCTTTTGATTCCACGCAGTCAAGTGCAGGTGATCAAATTAAGATGTATGTCAATGGACAGCAATTAACTAAGGCAACAGAAAACGCTTTATCGCAAAATGGAGATTACGGGATCAACCAAGGGGTTCGTCACACTATTGGCGCTATTTCTGAAAACGCAGACGCTAAAAGTAATTTTTACCTAGCCGAAGTAAATTTTATCGATGGTCAAGCACTTGCAGCATCTGACTTCGGTGCATACGACTCCGATGACAACTGGAACCCGAAAGATACATCTGGTTTAACATTTGGAACTAATGGTTTTCATCTGAAGTTTGCAGACAACAGCAGCAACTCTGCACTGGGAACCGATTCTTCGGGTAATGGAAATAATTGGACGAGTAATAATATTACTTACGGCCCTTCCACTAAAACTTTTTTAGATAAAAAACCTGACAACACCGGTTGGGGTAGCATCGCAAATGCGTTCGACGGAAACACAGGTACATACGCTGACGGCACATATAACAACGGAACTACAAGCAAAATCCATTTCAATCCACCTATAACTGGCGTAACCAGTCTTCGGTTGTATTGGTACGGGACCTCTAATTATGGATATAACAACACGAGTATAGGATCTGGTTCAACCACCGCAGAGTGGAAGAGTGTGTATTCTGGCTCTGCAATAGACGTATATAACATTATCGGTATTTCTCAACCTGGTAATGGTGTGGTACGTCTTTATGCAATTGAAGTCAACGGTGTGGTTCAAACCGGGTATACAGAATTAGAGCCTGTAACAATTGACAGCCTGATCGATACACCGACAAATTACGAAGCAGACTCCGGTAATAACGGCGGTAACTATTGCACTTGGAACCCTCTATACCAAAGCGACGGTACTTTTTCCGAAGGCAATCTAGAGCTTGAGACTAATGCTGGAAATAAACACTACCAAGCTACGTTTGGTTTTACTTCTGGTAAGTGGTATTGGGAAGTATATCCAGCACCCGGTACTACGCCTGGGATGATTGGCATTGCTTTAAACACCAAAGCAAAAACCGACAACTTGAACGGCGCTGGTGCTATGGCTTACTACAGCGTTACTGGTTACAAACAGGGTGGCAATACCTCTGGCGTAGACAGTCCTTACGGCGCAACTTATACATACAGAGATATTATTGGTGTTGCTCTTGATTTAGATTCAGCAACCAAAACTATTACTTTTTACAAGAACGGAGTCAGTCAAGGCGTTGCATTTAATCCTGACCCAACGCTTGGACCATGGCATCCTGCAGTTTCGGCTGGCAGTAGCGTTAACACAACAGTGTTTGTGGCTAACTTCGGCCAACACCAGTTTGCCTTTACACCACCAACAGACCATTTGTCACCCTGCTCACAGAATCTCGCCGACCCAACGATTGCCGACGGCTCGACGGCGATGGGTGTAACTTTGTACAACGGAAATGGCGGAACCGCTCAAACCATTTCTGGCATCAACCACAGCCCTGATTTTGTGTGGTACAAACACCGCAGCGCAGCTTCAAGTCACGGATTGTTTGACATTATTAGAGGTGCCAATAATTACTTAAGCAGTAATAGTACTTCTGCTGAACAAACAGTCTCTGGTGTTACTGCATTTAATAGCGACGGTTTCAGCTTAGGTACTGATACAGGTGCAAATGGATCTGGAACCTGGGTTGCGTGGACCTGGGACGCTGGAACGTCAACGGTTAGCAACACTGACGGCAGCATCACTTCTAGTGTCCGCGCCAATGCGTCTGCTGGATTTTCTGTACTGACTGCGACGACTCCTGCACAAACTAGCTCTAATTATTCAGTTGGTCATGGACTTAATGTCCCCCCAGCTATGTGGATTTGGAAGCATCGTGACACTGCATCGTCATGGGTGGTATGGCATACGTCACTAGGAGCGAACCGTCTTAGCCTTAATTCAACTGATGCTGCTTCAAGTAATGACGTTACAACTCCTACGTCTTCCGTAATTTACTTGCCGCCCGGTCCAACCGCTGCTTGGAATAGCGATATTGTCCTATATGCTTTTGCACCTGTCGCAGGCTATAGCGCGTTTGGTTCGTACACCGGAAACGGTTCATCTAATGGCCCGTTTGTGTATACCGGGTTTAGGCCCGCATATTTACTGATTAAGTCAGTTGATACTGCAAAAAGCTGGATTCTGCTTGACGATGAGCGCAATGGATATAACGGAGGCCAAATAGATCTTGAAGCAAATACTTCAAACGCGGAGGGCAATGCGCTTGGTATTGCTTATCAGACAGATATACTTTCTAACGGATTTAAGATAAAACATGATCACAGCCAGATGAATGCAAGTAGCACGAGTTATATCTACGCCGCATTTGCTGAGCATCCCTTCAAAACCGCCCGCGCTCGATAAGATTTAATTTAACGGTTATACTTAACTTATAAAAGAATCAAAGTCGCCGTGTTAGTTCTCGACGGAAAAACACTGCAGTATGACCGTCCGTTTTCACACGCCGGTTATAACTACCCTGCGAACTGGCTTCGCTTAACGACTCTGGCTGAAAAAGAAGCCATTGGCATTGAGGAAGTTCCCGACCCCGTGGTTCCCGCTTATGACCAACGTTTCTGGTGGGGTCCTGGGTTACCGAAGGATTTAGACGGTTTAAAAACACTGTGGACTAACACAACGAACGAAACAGCAAATAAAATCCTCACTCCAAGTGATTGGATGATTGTTCGTAAAGCCGACTCCGGTGCTGAAGTTCCCGCTGGATGGACAGAATGGCGTCAGAGCATTCGCGAAGCTGCTCAAACCAAAATCGCTGCTCTTACTGCAACAACTTCTGTAACTGAGTTTGAAGCTTATATTGTCACGGTGTCCGGAGCTGAAAGTGACTATTCATTTTGGCCTGCTGACCCTGATCAACCTGTTGTGGAACCGCCTGAAGAAGAAGTAGATCCTCCGGTTGATGGAGGAACCTCTGACAGTGGCGTCACCTTCGAAAGTAATGCCACTTCTGCTGGTATTACAGCTGCTTTTGGTGACGACGTCATTAGTTTCTGAGGTGTAAACAGTGTCCAACCGATCCATTTTCAACAGGCGTTATACGTCTTATGAGCCAGCAGGCACTCAGGTTTGGTTAGTTAACGGCGCTGGTATTTCATCTTCGTTAAATCCGACGTTCGATTTTGAACTCGGCGAAAACCTCGACTCTGGTTCAGTCGTTTATGTGAGCGGATCGGTCATTTTTGCTGCTTCCGCCGCTTCAGGCACTATTGCTGACGCAGCGTACGCCGTGGGTATCACGACAGTTTCTGGAAATGCAGGCGCAACCGTTCCTGTTGTCACAGACGAAGTCGCTACCGTCGATAGCCAGAACATCACACACCAGAGCACTTTAACTCCTGGGCGTTATTACTATTTATCCAACATTCCTGGACAAGTTACATTAACTGAACCTTCAGGTATCTCTTTCTCAGGCGGTTTCCAAGCTTCGACCCTTGTGGGCATGGCTCTTACTCAGTCTGATATTCACTTAGAGATCGATGGTCCTGTTTTCTTAAGCACCTAAGTTGTTAGACTGTAATTAAAATATTCCGTCATGGCAGATCGTCAGCCTATTGTTTTAGTCAGCGGCGCTTTCGCTGAACTGCCTCCGGGCGACGGAATTATTGGTGCGAGTGTAACTCTAATAAGTAATCCAAGTGGTTTATATACACTTGGCGGTGAACTTGGGTATGACGGAACTGCAATTACCGCACTTGCCTCAGGTAATGCTGCTCTTGCAGATTTAACTGGAGCTTCTGCTTCAGGAAACGCGGCTCTTGTTGATGCTGCTGAAGCTCTTGCCTCTGGTAACGCAGCTTTAACTCTTGCGGTTGCCGAAGAGGGCGCACTCGCTTCTGGTAATGCAGCCTTAGTTGATGCAGCCACCGCACTTGCATCTGGAAACGCAGCATTAGTCGACGCTTCTACTGCTTTAGCTTCTGGTAATGCCGCTCTCACCGACGTAAGCGGTAAATATGACAAAACTGGCGGCCCGATTTCGGGGAACGTTCGCGTTCAGTCTCAGTCTTATTCTGACATTAAAGCTGAAGGGCTCGAAAGCGGCACAATTACCCTCGATTTTGGATCATCAAATAATTTCGATATGACCCTGACCGGAAACGGTACACTTGGTGCTCCTACAAACGCTAGTGGCGGTCAGTCTGGAGCTATTTATATTCTTCAAGACGGTACGGGATCTCGTACGCTTGCTTATAACGCCGTTTTCGCGTTCGCCGGAGGCACCGCACCCACTTTGACCACCGCCGCTAGTGGGCAAGATGCGCTTCTGTACTACGTTCAGGATGCGAGTACCATTATTACAACGTCCGTTCTGAACGTTTGATATGTCAGCTCTTAACGGTGTAACTTCCGCAATCGTTGGCGCTGCAAACGTTGCTTCGGGAGGAAGCAGTTATCAAGTAGACCGTAGTTTGCGCTTTAACAGTAATGATACTGCCAACCTTTATAAGTCTTTCTCCAGCTCAACTTCTTCAACCAAAAGCACTCTTTCCTTTTGGGTTAAACGCGGAAAAGTAGGGTTTAGAAATACACTTTTTTCTGGATATGGAAGCATTGGCGGCAGTTACACGTTCTGCAATATTGAATTTCAAGCTAACGATACGATTTCTTGTGGGAACAACGTAGGCCAAACCTTTGAAACTACTCAGGTTTTCAGAGATCCATCAGCTTGGTATCATTTTGTCCTTGCGTTTGACACTACGCAAGCCTCATCTAGCGATCGAATTAAATTTTACGTAAACGGTTCGCAGGTTACTGCCTTTAATACAGCATCGTATCCAGGCCAAGACGGTTCTGCGCTTATATTTGGGGACACCCATAACTTTATTGCCGCTAACCAGTCAGCAGGTAGCCCACAGATACCGGGAGATATTTATGTAGCAGAAATGCATTTTGTTGACGGTCAAGGACTCGCTCCGACTGAGTTCGGCGAATATGACTCCGACAACAACTGGAACCCTAAGGACTGCAAAGATAATTTGACGTACGGAACAAATGGTTTTTATCTAAATTTTTCTGATAACAGCAGTGCTTCTGCGCTTGGAACTGATACCAGCGGCAACGGTAACAATTGGACGGTTAATAACATTTCAGTTACAGCAGGTGAGGATAACGACAGCCTGATCGACACACCGACAAACTACACAGCAGCGTCCGGCAATAACGGCGGCAACTATGCGACGTTGAATCCGCTGCAAAAAGGTTCGAGCATTACGCTGTCGAATGGTAATTTAGACGTATCTCATTCAGGATCAAACAATGCAATTTTTGTCAGCACAATAGGTGTATCAAGTGGCAAATGGTACGTTGAATTTACTCTTACAACGAGTAACGCAAACGTAGGCATTACAAATAATCCAATTCTCAGCAACGGCTATTTGGGACAGGGTTCTGGCGACTACGTTTATTACAATAATGGCAAAAAGTACAATAATGCGACTGGCGCTACCTACGGTGATTCATTCGGTGCCGGAGACACGATTGGCGTAGCGTTTGATGCTGACGGTGGAAATATTTATTTCTATAAAAACGGCATTGTTCAAAATAGCGGCACTGCTGCGTACACAGGATTAACAAGCGGTCCATACTTTTTTGGTGGCGGCGAAAGTGCTGGATCGGGTCAAGCTGGCAACTGGAATTTCGGCCAACGCCAGTTTGCAATCTCTTCTATCCCAACAGGCTACAAGTCACTCTGCACAACGAATTTTCCGGACCCAACGATTGCCGATGGTTTGACGGCGTTTGATGTCGCTTTGTGGACCGGTAACGGTAGCTCTCAGACGGTTTCGTCTTTGAACTTCAATCCTGATATTATCTGGACAAAAACACGTAGTCACGCTGTTGATAGCAAATTAGTTGACACAGTTAGAGGTATTTCAGAGGTTCAGGAGACTAACCAAGCTCGTGCAGATTATACCGACACAAATGGTGTTACAAGCACTAGCGCAACAGGATTTAGTTTAGGATCAGGAGGTGATTTTAACACAAATGGACGAACTTACGTTGGTTGGACGTGGGACTGTGGAACGTCAACAGCCAGCAACACTGACGGCAGCATCACAACTAATGTCCGCGTCAATACGTCTGCTGGGTGCTCGATTGTTACCTATACCGGCACTGGCTCAAATGCAACATTCGGCCATGGTTTGGGTGCAACTCCAGAATTTGTAATCGTTAAATCTCGCAGCAATACCCAAAACTGGGCTGTTTACCACGCATCGAACAGCGTGGGAGGAGCTACCCCAGCAGAACTATACGCATATTTAAATTCTGGAAACGCAGTTAGCTCAACCGATGCCGGCCCTTTTTGGAACAACACCGCACCTACAAGTTCAGTAGTTAATGTTGGAACTGATAACGACACAAATGCTAGCAGTTATACATATGTTGCTTACTGCTTTGCCCCTGTCGACGGTTTTAGCAATTTTGGTGTGTTCACCGGCAACGGTTCAACCAATGGTCCGTTTGTGTACACCGGTTTTAGACCAAACTGGGTTATGGTAAAGAGTGAAACTTATGCAGGTAATTGGAACATTTTTGACTACCGTAGACCTGAATACAATGAAACTGATGGAATTTTGAGGGCTAATACAAGTGGTGCTGAATTCGATGGATCAGCGCAAGGGTCTTTCTCTATTGGCGTTGACCTGCTTTCAAACGGGTTCAAAATTCGACAAGCAGGCGTAGATGCAAACTCGAGCGGTCAAAGGCTTATCTATGCTGCTTTTGCTGAACATCCGTTTAAAACTTCCCGTGCGCGGTAAAGTTATCAATTACTAACTAGACTTTAATCAAGCCGCACCATTGTCTATGGTCGACTTCGAAAACGATTTAGTCTTCAATCTTCAATGTTTACAGAAGAGGTCTGCTAGAAAACGTTTTCGACGAAGTATTTTGGATGAGTGGCCCGAGTGTGCGTATTGCGGGAGGCACCATCCAACGACACTTGACCATGTAGTGCCTCGTGCGAGAGGAGGTAAACAGGACCGAAAGAACCTAATCGGAGCCTGTGGAGCATGTAATCTTGAAAAAAGCGACCTTGATTGGTTTGTTTGGTATCGAGGTCAAGTTTTTTGGACACCAGAAAGGGAGGACAGGATTCTGAGCTGGATTAACCAGCAACCAGAACCTGATCCTCCCTCTGTCGTATGGACTAATTGGATGGAACCAAAAGCCCTTTTACTTCCAGAGACTGCTTGATTACTTCTTAGCAATTTTGGTGACAATACCAGCCACTTTTTCAATGACTTTGTACACCTTCCCGTAGATTTCGTCGTCTTTCGGTGTAGGAGTTAAATTTACGATCGCCAAAGCAAGGAGGTGGACTGCTCCAGCGATACTTACAATTTCACCCCAGTTAGATAATAAAAAGTCCACTCTTTTAGAGCGAGTTACAATATCAATATAGCTGATCATATAAAATGCCCGCCATTCTCGAGGATGCTGTAAAAAGCATCATGAAAGAAAACCCTGACATGAAGAAAGGCGCAGCTTATGCTATCGCCACTAAGTCACTCCAGAAATCAGGTGATTTAAAAGAGGGTACAAATAAAGCTACCGAGAAAGGTAAGCGCCGTGGTGAAATGTCCAAGCAGACCAGAGCAAAAACTCGTGCTAAAAAATACAAGATCGAGCGTGAGCGCGGTCGAAAAGATGAACGTAACACCTCCGACAGAGACTGATGAATCCAGAAAAACAACATAAAAAACTTGCAAAAGTCAGTGTCCTTGCTTCTGAGTGTTTGACTCGTCAAGAGGCTCAGAAGTTGATTAAGAAAGCAGCTAAGATACACAAGAAGCTTGAGTCCATTCGGTCATGATGCCTAACAATCCCGGTTCCTTCGCTCCTGGTCCCATGATGGAGGAAGATGACGCCATGATTCAAGAGCGTGGCAGGGATCTTCTCGCCCGTAAGATCGAAGAACTCGATGGAGAAGGTATGGAAGAAGAGGGTATGGAATACTATGGCTGAAACAGCCAAGAAAAAAGATCCTGCTAAGTGGGCACGGGCAAAAGCTAAAGCTCGTAAGAAAATGGGCGGTCACTCCGCCCGTGCCATGCAGCTTGCGACAAAATATTACAAGGATATGGGAGGTAAATACGAAGGCAAGAAGTCTTCCAAAAATAAACTCTCAAAATGGAGCAAAGAAGACTGGCAGACTCGTGAAGAGTACGAGAAAAAAGATAAAAAATAAAATACAATGAAAGACTCTTCTAATACAGATGTAGACCTTAGAGGAAAAATACTCTTAGGAAAGAAAGTAACCGAGGTATCCCCTAAGTGTCCTTTAGCGACAGTAGATATAGAGGAAAATATTAAAAACAGAGACTGGACTATTAAGAAATTTGGATATGGCCCCTTGAATCCAGACTCTCCTGATCCCGGTTTTTGGGAGGAGAAAGCAGCTCTTTGGGGTACAGATGACCAAACTGTAAAGACTGCTCGTTGCGGCAACTGCGCAGCTTTTGACCAGTCAAGCGTCGTTATGAGTTGTATAGAAAAAGGAATTAACGAAACTAACGCAGCAGATCCACAAGATGTTTTAGATCTTGCTGATTTGGGTTATTGTCAATTATTCAAATTCAAGTGTGCTGCTGCTCGAACCTGTGATGCGTGGTTACACGGAGGTCCAATTAGAGATCAACAACAAGAGCCAGCGTATGAGACAGGAGTCGAAAACGAATTGACTGATATTGTGAGCCAACTAGACAAGGCGTCACGGACACATCGAAACCAAGCGAATAGACTTGAGATGCTAAAAAACTCTATGCGAGTTAATGGCTGACCGAGCGCGTGAAAAAGGACGTACAGAGCGGTATCTTCCTAAGTCCGCGTGGGCTTCCATGTCAAAGGAGGAACGTCGTGCAACCGACGAAAAAAAGAAGCGAGCTACGCGAGGTAAACCTGTAAATACTCACGTAGCGAATACTGAAAAAGCCAAACGGGCAGGCAAAAAAGCTCGTGCGTACAAAGCATCTAGGAAAAATGGCTAAACGAGGAACCTGTTGGAAAGGTTATGTACAGGAAGGATACAAGAAAAAGAACGGAAGAAACGTGCCCAATTGCGTAAGAGCTAAGAAGAAGGCTCGTTCTTATCGGAGTTCCAAGGGACGCTGAGTCGCATTGGTCCACCTAATAATCTTTGAGCTTCTGAGTCGTCAGGTTCTTCTTCGGTAAAAACGTACTCGAAGTGCTCTGCTTCCTCCCTGTCCCACTCTGCGTGCAGTTCTTCTATATCGTTATCTATCTCTTTCAGTGTTATTTGTGTCCTAAACTCGACCCAGTCATCTAAACAATTCTCAAGAGCTAATTTGATCCAAGGATTGAATTTTATGTTCGGCCAAAACCTTGAAATAAACTGAATCGCTTCGTATACGAGCGCATTTAATCTGTTGTAGTTCATTGTTGTAATTTTGTTGAACTTATTTTATAGATAAGCTGCGCTATTATTGAGTTAAATAAATCTAATTAGTTGTGGCAGAAACTACTTTCAACCGTGAATTAGGTGCTGCTCCCGCAGGTATCACCCGATTCGGTCAGCTGCGTACCGAGGACGGTGGGAATGTAACAGTGGACGCCACCCGTGAGTTCGCTTCAGACGGTTCTTTCGAAACCGCAGATGTTTTTACTGTTACTTCAAGTGCTACTGGAACTGGCACAGTGACACTTTTTGCTGGTTCTAAAAGCGTTGGTAAAGTCTTTATCTTGTCCGGAGTTAACGGATCTGTGCTTGGGGAGGTGGACGCTCCTAAGATCTCAAATCGCTCAGACGTGTCGTTCACTTTCAGTGTGGGCGCGAGTATCGCTAATTATCTGTATGTGACTAAGACAGATCGTAGCCCATGTGAATACCGTGTCACTTATACAGCTGCATAATCGCCTTGCAAAAACTCCCAAAAATTTTCTGGAGAAATTTTGGGAGGCATGGCTTCCGTGCATGTACTTCATGGTTGAAGGTAATTTATCAGCAATTACATGGAAGCATGTAGTTGTTGCATATACTACTGGTTATAAAGCAGCTATTATCTATTGTTTCTGTGTGCTCTTTTTTAAAAAGGTCACGCTGCTAAAAAACCTTCTTCTTACAGGTGTATTTACATTCGTCAGCGATCTACTCACGCATCCTACGCATTTTGGTCCTCCGTGGGCAGAAGCTGCGGCAACAGCTGTTTCAGCTTCCGTACTTGCGTTGATATTTCATTTAACTCTAGGCAGAATTAAACGGATGCCTGGATGAAATGGCACGGCTTTCAACTCCCGGTCTTGAGCTAATCAAGAAGTTCGAAGGTATGCGTCTTCGTGCTTACGTTTGTCCTTCTGGTGTTTGGACGATCGGTTACGGACACACTGGACCTGACGTAGTGGAGGGTTCAAAAATTACCGAAGAAGAAGCAGAAATGCTGCTTAGAAAAGATGTGTCTTCGTATGAGTCTGCAGTAAGTAACTACACGACAGTCAAACTAAATCAAAATGAATATGATGCTCTAGTTTCTTTTACGTACAACGTAGGCTGCAACGCATATAGAAACTCTACGCTTCTTCGTTTACTGAACGGAGGTGTAGATAAAAAAGAAGTTGCTGATGAGTTTGGACGTTGGACAAAAGGAGGCGACGGTACAGATCTCCCAGGACTTGTGCGTAGAAGGGCTGAAGAAAAAAAATTATTTTTGACTAAGCCAGAAAGGCATCCGATGCTCGGTCGATCCATATTGGCTAAGAACGATACGTGGCTTAAAACGCGCCCTTCTCAATCAACAGATCTTCTCCCCGAAGAAAAACTTTTTGTCCCTAAAGGCGGAGCGTGGGAATGGGATCAAATAACGATGTTTGCCAATGCTGCTCATTACGAGGTAAGGCTCACTGCTCAGCCTGGTAAAAGTTGGTATTTTTACAGCCCTCACTGGAAAATCATTAACGATATACCTGAGGGAACTGTTACTCGTAAAAAGAATAGTGAAATTAAATTAGAAGTTCCTTATTACTCTCAACGGGATAATTACCGAGATGCCAACCGCACCTGTTTTAGTTCTGCTTGCGCGATGCTTTTGTCTGGTTTAAAACCCGACGTCATTAGTAACGACGATGAATATATCCAAACGGTTTTCGAAATCGGTGACACTACAGAAGCGTGGGTTCAAGTGCGTGCTCTTGAGCAGTATGGAATTGAGACAGAGTTTAGACAGGACGGTTCCTGGAGCGAGGTCGAAGAACTTTTAGAGAAAGGTATTCCAGTTCCCCTTGGGATTTTGCACCACGGAGGAGTAACCAACCCCACTGGAGGAGGTCATTGGATCTGCGCCGTGGGCTTGTCAGCCGACAAGTCGAAAATTTTAGTTCACGATCCGTTTGGTGATCTTGATTTAGTTACAGGCAGGTACATAAGCGGTGATGGAAAGTATCTTTTCTATTCAAAAAAGAATTTAGGACCTCGTTGGATGGTCGAAAAAGGGTATAGTTCGGGTTGGTTTATCAAGGCTAAAAAGTGAATACTGATTATTTGAAAGGTTGGGACGCTTTAGCTGAGCACAAGAAAGCGGTTTTCATGGAATACCTCTATGAAAAATCTGGACGCACTAACGGCCTTTTCACTGATTTGTGGACTGAGTTTTGCAAGGCGTGCGGAGAGCAGGCACGAAAAGATTTCTTTCTTTCGTGTAATATGAAATAGTAAGAAGGGTGTAAAGTGGCTCGTAATTACAAAAAGGAATATAATGATTACCATGGTACAGAACGTCAAAAGAAACGTAGAGCAGCGCGTAACAAGGCTCGTAGACATATGGAAAGGTCTGGCAGAGTATCTAGGGGAGACGGAAAAGAAGTCGACCACAAAGACTTCAACCCGGAGAACAACAACTCTTCGAATCTTCGGGTAGTTAAAGCTAAAACTAATCGCGAGAAACAACCAAAACGTAGTTAAAATAAACTCATGGAAAACTTTTCTCCTTTACAGCAACCAGGCGGTTTGGGTCCTGTTGCACAGTTGAAGCCAATCGGTATGTCGATGGCAAACCCTGCTAGTTATCTCAACGATGACATTAGTATCAGGGCGCGTCAAACACAAACTCTCGATAATATCAATCGAGTTTTTTCTCAATACAACGTTGATCACGGTTCTTACCTTCGTAGTCCGGTAAGCCCTGTGGAGTACGGGATTGGCAATGTCGTTAAATCAAACGCCGTGAACGGTCCCGCTGGATACAACCATAAAGAAATGCCTATGCCTCTTCGTCCAGAGGACATGCCGAAAGAACGTTACGTAATGGAGGAGGCAAACAAATTCGATCCGACTATGCGTCTGAACGTCGCTGCACTTTCTGTGCTCCCTCAACAGAACTTCTACGACGTCACCACCGCAGATTCGAAGATGCCTCTCCAGGACTATCGAATGTCTGACAACCTTTCCCTACAACAACAAATCGTGGGAGGTGGTGATGCAATCTAATGGTATGCAACCCATGCGCATGGCTGGGATGAGGCTGGGTATGCACCCTGCTGATATGTCTCGCGCTGTATCGAATCCTTCAGAATTGACTGCAAGACTTCGTTATCAGCAGACTTTCCCTAGAAGCTGAGCTAAGTTAGCCCAGATCAACTGGGCTTATGCACACAGTAAAGCTTGATTGGATCACTCCTGATTCAGAGCAGGTCATTGCTCGCCATGCGCGAGTTTCTACTGCTAAACCTGATCGCCCTGAGTACGAACGCTTACTTAAGTTTTGTATTAGAAAGGGACATTGGTCTATTTTTGAGCAGGCTAATGCATCATTTGAGATCATAACTACACGGGCAATATCACCTCAGATACTTAGGCACAAAACGTTTACATTTCAGGAACTGAGTCAACGATATGCCAATCCGTGGGAAGTTATAAGTTCTGACCCCTGCGAAGCTCAGAAGTTTGAGATGCGTAAGCAGGCTGAGAAGAACCGCCAGTCGAGCACCGATCCCATTGACCCTGCTCTGGAAGCGAGGTTTCGGGAAGACTTAAGCATCATCGATGCTCAGCTCTGGGACTTGTACAGACGAATGACTGAAGCTGGTGTGGCAAGGGAATGTGCAAGAAATGTATGTCCTTTGTACACGCCTACAAAGTTACACATGAACGGCACGATACGTTCCTGGGCTCACTACGTCGGCCTTCGAGGGGCGCAAGAAACTCAGAAGGAGCATAGAGACATCGCTTTTCAGATCGGCACTATTCTTGCGATTGAGCTTCCGATTGTTACTCAGGCTCTTGCTCGTGAGGCTGCTCAGGACCCTGAGGAGAGTCCTCTCCGGGGATGGCTGTCCATTCACCCTCTTCCCAAAGACTGAGGCTAGTCTCTTCTTCCACAAACTTGCACAGGTTTGCGAGTGCCTGGTCAAGCAACTCCTGTTCTTCCTCTGGCGTGAGATCTAAATCAAGATCGTCAGGGGTTTTTTCTTCAGACATCGTCGAAACCCTCCAGATAAGCTTTTCGAGCCTGTTCTTGTATACATAAAGTAAGTTGTTTTACTTTATCGTCAACAAGGTGCATGCTTGAACAAAAAGTGTACGCACTTATGCCATCCATCTCAGCCGTTACTTTATAAATATCTTCGTCTACAAAATCGATTTCAGTCTTTATTCCCCCTGAGCCCATAAATCATCGTTGGTAACCCTGTTAACAGTCTGGCGAGGAGCTGTGACCTGCGCCATCTGAGCAGCGCGAATCATTTGATTAGCTTCATCCAACTGCCTTGCAAGGATCTCGCTCTGTTGGCTTTGGGCTTGTACCTGAGACTGAGCCCAGTCTTGAGCGTTTTTTGAAAGCTCATCTAAGACATTCTGACCATGTGGAAACGAGAAGATGGTCTGACCAGAAGCCGGATCTTGTATCTTTTGACCGTTTGTATCTTCGGAGAGTGCAACCAAATAATTTTGAGAGGTCTCAATATCAATGTCTGAGTAAATAGCTAACTCAGTAGGGCTAACTACACCACGGTTACGCTCGTATAGAACTCGAAAAGCACCAGTGACTCGACCCGCCGTGGTCAAATTTTCTTTTTGTTCGTAGCGGCGTTTTTCGATAACGGCAGCACCGGCTAACCCACCCCCAACAAAAGTGAGAGGAGCAGCAACAAAGCTAGGAGAAGTAATACCAACAGCAAGACTGACTGCGCCTCCAAGAGCGAGCGTGGCAGAGTAGAAATTAATCAGCGGTGTCATGTTTTTGGAAAGAGGTTTCCCACTTCTCGAAATCAGGTTCCTGAGCGAACTCCACAGGGTTAGGAAGACGATCAGGTCCGTGAGAAGCGCGATCAGAGCTTAAGTCATACGGCTTAAGTCGTAAACCTTTGATTGCCGGGAGACCCTTAAGAGTAGTTGTAGAGCAGTTTGGGAGTTTCAGGATGTTGTTTAAAGTCTCCATAGTTCTCTCTACGAAACGAGGTTTCGCAGCGGGCTTATAACCACAGGCTTTACAGTAGTTCGCATAGCTTGCAAATAGTTCGGAATAAGCGTTTTTGACGTACATACCTTTCTCAGACTCGTCGGTGCTAGGCCGAGCTGCACCACGACCGATCAGCGTGGAATAATTAGGAGCGTAAAGACAGCACTCAGCCATCCAGGAAACGTAAGGGTTATTGAAGACCAGAGCATCGATGTTAGTACGTGCGAGTGAAGGAGCATGCTTAACAGGGTTAGCAAGCGTGTCTCTCATTTCTTCATACGTCATGTCGAGAGCCCAACTCACAATGCCAGACATCTCTTCAGAAAATTCCCCTTCAAGGCGGTCGTCATAAACGTCAAGGAGTTGACGCCTTTTGCTTGGAGCGACGACTTTATCCATGATGATGGTCAGACGACGTCGTTCAAGACCACTCGTAGAGTCGTTAGAACTGATGTGTTCGTTGGAGGCGATACAAACAAGACACTCTGGTTTAAAACTGATGATCTCTTTGCCGTATTTTCTCTCAGCACGAAGTGTGTCTGACGCAGACGTCAGCTTTTTAAGCACGTCCATACGCTTGTTGTAGTTTGATTCGTCGGTGAGAAGCAAAAGACGTTTGCCGATCAGGTTGTATGTCTCAAACTTATTCATTTCAATAAGCTCAAGGCTCGACGTGTGGGTACTCCCAAAGCCAGCAAGAGCGATCATCAACTGCTGCATCGTTGATTTACCCGTACCACCAGGACCAACTAAGTGGAGGAAACGTTCTCCAGATGTGTAGCCAGTGAGAAGCGCACGACAGAATGCTTGGATCAGTTTCTCTTGGTTAGGACGAAGAGAATCTTTCATCCATTGGAGAAACTTTGGGCAGCTTGCGTTTTCGTTCCAGTCGTAGAAAAGACGGCTGCGGAAATAGAGATCTTTGTTTTTTCCCTCTTCGAACTCGAACGTGTCGCTGTTGAGAGCGCCATTGGCAAAGGGAATATACCTTTTACCAGTCGAGAAAACACTGGTGCGACCACCGTCGAGTGACTTAAGCATCCTCGCTTGGAGCATCGCATAGACGCTGTTGACAGTCGAGGACTGGTATTTCGGCAGAACACCCGCAGCTACAAAAGTATCGAGAGCTTTGACGATCCGTCTTTTGATGTGCATTTCATCCTGCACATACCAAGTACCGAGATCAGAGTCGTAGGTGTAGAAATTATCGTGTGTGCTGTCGTATAGGTAATCGTCACCTTGGTTGGTGGCGATCAGCTCAGCTACGTCGTTTTCTGCGAACGCACGTTGCTGCTGCTGAGCATTAGCCAGATTGACCAGCTGGGCTGGGGTTTGAGGAGTACTCATTTTTTGATTTGATGTCGGTGTTGATGTTGAGTCTTCTACCGCTGTGGCAGAGGAGACGTCAGTTGAAAAATCTTCGATATTAAGAATCGAGTTTTTCGGTTTTGGTTTTGTTTTGGTGAGACTGGCTTTGGTTTCTGCGGTTGCGACTTTCTCAAAAGTCTGCTTGTCGCATTTTTTGAGACGTTGCCAAGCAGCCAGTTCTCGGTGTTCTGATGCCATCATGACCGAAGGCATCACTGAGTCAACGTCACGGATGCTGTCGATGATCCGCGAAAATTTTCCGTCCACCTCCGCCGGGTACTGGTAGACAGCATAGAACACATCATGTGCTACTGTCAATGGTGAGACGTTTACAGTGATATTATTTTCATGAAGCCAGTTCCTCCAACCGAGGATCTCTTTGATCGCTCGTGTAACCGCAAGCGATCTATCATCAACAGGTTCGCCGTCAAGCATGTCGCGAACTGACTTAGACAAAAGCCTTGTCAGGTCGGTTCCAGTGTCGGATGCGACGTTAATATCACGGAGCGCTTGAGATACGTCACCTTTATCTCCCTTGTTTTCTTTTGGAAGAGAAAGGAAATGTTTATGAGCCTTGGTGATCTTTTCAGAGGGTATAAATTTATCTGTTATTGAGAGAATTTCTGATTGACTTTTAGCACCATAAAAAAGGTTGACCGCTTGCGTGGCTCTGATATCTGAACCAGGGATATCTTTTGCAATAGCTCTTACAAACCACTGATAAAACTCAGGATCTGTAATTGGTTTTTCTAAACCAAATACGAGACGAAATCTAGGCCAACCATCTGAAGTTGAGGGTGAGTTGTATGCAAGAGAAAGATATTTTTGACAAATTTCTAATTGCTCTGCTTGCTCCCAAGTGAGTTCTTGTTTTTGAACTTTATTACCTTTGTCGTCTTTGTGATCTGCTTGGTTATCAATATCAATGATGACAAGACCAGCCTGGAGCGGCGTGGTGTTATTCTTCTCTCGTTTGCCATCGATAAGATGCCAAGCGCAAAGACCATGAGAGTTACCAACTTCACTGGCTATATCGCCAATCGGAATGTCTTTTTGCTGCCAGCCAGAGTTGAACGCACTAAAGTCACCACCTGCTTCAATCTTGCCTGTACTTTTGTTTAGTGCATAGGCTACCTTGGAGTTGATTGAGCAAATGAAATTCATTGGAGTGCTTGTCGTGACAGTAGTCTGCCGTATCCAGGGCGTTCCTGCACCCATTTAATTTAGTTTTAATTCTGCTTTGTCAGCAGTGTTTTGGGAAGACCTCTGTGTAGTACTTGTCTACTAACGCAAGCCAGTTCTCTTCGTCTTTTGCGACCTCGGTCTCACCAAATGTAAAAACCTGAGTTTGGTACTGTTCTAATGGTGTGCTTACGATTATCTGGGTCTTGTTAATTTTAATTCCTAAGCATGTTTCCGCTGCAAGTTTATAAGCAGCTAGTTGAAGCCTTGTTTTTTTCGCTTTAAATACTCCTGAGATGAGTGCCTTCTTAGTCTTTTCGTCAACTTCAGTTTTTTTATTAGGGAACCTCGTACTGTAAGGACCAGCGCTTGTCTTAAAGTCCGCGAGAATGATTTCAGCATTACTGTCCATATAAATAAGATCACAACAACCTGCGTAACCTTGTTTATTACTTTGATCGTAATAAAAAATCCTACCTACACCATCGTCGCCAACATACTTTGACCAGCTGGGTTGATTAAAAGGTCGTTCAGACCAAAGCACTCGACCACCATCTAGCAAGTTATCTACGCACTCCGGAACTCCTCGCCAAAAAGGCTCATATTTTTCGGGAGGAACGACTCGAAGTCCTCGAAGGTGATTTTCAACACTGTTGTGGATGAAGCTGCCTCGCTCCGCTGCCTCATCAGCAGCACCTGGATTCATTATGTTCCAGTGAGCAAGTTTTTGTTGAGTCTTAGCAGACTGAGTCGCGCTAAGAATCGAAGTTACAGAAGGTAAATAATCAGGTACACCAGGACACAGGTAATGACGTAGCCCGTTAATTGTTTTCCTAGTGTCTGACATGCTTCAGAATGATTCGAGTGAGTCGTTCTTGCTTACGCCTGTTTCTTCGTCAACAAAGAACTCTGATTTTTGGTAGTCATATTCTTTGTTTCTCTGCTCTAGCTCGTTGAGTAAACAAAGACCAGCAGAATAAGAATCTGCCACCAACTCAGCGACGACATCGGCTTCACGAGGTTTACCAGCGTGGTCGATGCATTCTTGAAGAAGCTGGTTGCTAATAAGAAGCGCAGCAATTCGTTCGAGTGCTTTGTTAGTTTTCTGCTGCTCTTCAATGTACTGCGTTAGCAGAAGTTGTAGGCGTCCTTTCACTTTCAGAAAAAGGTTGCGGTCGCTGCCAGTTTACATCGAAGTTTATATTTGTATCTTTCGAAGCCGAACTTTCTTTGTTGTATACAAACCACGCAGAAGTCACAGAGTCTTTTGACTTTCTCTGATCCGCACGGAATTCAGGTCTTGGGTTTAAAATTACTAGGTTGCTTAAAGGTCGTTTCTGAAGAAAGTTAAACCTTTTCCTCGTTGGTTCCAAGAAAGTAATCCTGTCAAGAACTATAAGACCCTTTTTCGAAAGCTCGTACCCTGGTTCAAGAATCCAATCGATGGATTCACCCATGCCTTGTGTAATGGCGATTGTCCAGTCAAAAGGTGGTAGACCTTGCCACCAAGATCTGTCAATGTGGTTGGAGTACTCGTCTGCGCTTACAAGATCGTCAAATCCCGCACTCGTAAGTTGCTTTGCAAGACCCTTATCGAGGTCTGTTGGTAATACGATTCTTCCACTTAAGATCCTGAGATCGAGGACCGGGTTTAAAATCTGTTGAGGGACCTGATAAAAGCTCATGGAATCTGAAGATCTTGTCGGTCGCTTAAGGGATTATATGGCTGTGGAATCAGAGTTCTACCACCATAAATTTATGAATAAAACGAGACAGCTGAGAGATGCAGATGAGTTACATGAAATTATAGATCTCCTTCATGCAAATTATTTAGTGCAGAAGCAACTGTTTAAAGAGCTTGCTCGGTACGTTGCCTCAGAGGGTTATCCCCTTCCGTCGATAGCAAAACTTCTGGGCAAATAAAAAGACGGGTGCTGCAAACACCCGTCTCAAAACCCCGAACATCAGAAGGCTCGACGCCCGGTCAGATCATACTTCTAAACCGGCTGCTTTGAGCGCCTCCTTTTGTTCCTTAGTCAATTCCTTAGGTTTGTCTGACTTAGGTTCTGGAGGAGCCGCTTTAGGTTCGCCCGCTCCAGCAGGAAGAGCGCTAAGACCTTGCGCCTTAGAACCCTCCAGTTTTGGATGAGCTTCGTTAAAAGCATTTTTAATCTCCTCGTGGTCTGTTCCGAGAGGTAGCTCAACCAGATTCGCACCGGAGATATGACTACGAAGTGAAGCTGAAACCAGCTCTCCTCCGTCTCCGGTAAGCCAAGTCGCAATGTCTTTAACCAGGTTTTCTTCATCGTCGCCGTTTACTGGACGATCAGAAAACTCTAGGACATTGTAATTGACCTTACCGACGTCAGCTCCCGACACAGGGTCGGTTTGAGTGAAGCTACGTTGCACAAATTTAGTCGCAGTCACAACTTCCGCAACGTTGATACGGTTGTTGTAAAGCGTCTGGAAATATGAGATGAAATTCTTTTGACTACTCTTACCGGATATAACGCTAGTTGAAACACATCGAGGAGGAAGCAGACGGTGCGAAGGAGAAACACCAATGTATGCAATCCGAATGAACTCCTCGTGGGAACGCATTCCAAGGTTTCCGTAGAAGGGAGTAAACCCGAGGAGAATAAACTCGATAGGGATCCCATTGTCGTTCGAGTCTGTGATCGCTTGATCGGGATCGTTATCACTCTTCCACCTGCGTTGCTGCAGATCGATTCGGAGAGTGTGCGGAGGGACTTGGCAGAGAATTTCATCTGCCGCAAACTTGCCTGCGATAAATACCATGATCAGAGGTTAAAGTCGATTGAACCGAGAGCCGCTGCTGCCACTTGACCTTTCTCAGGATCGGCAGCCTTTTTGGGCGCGGACTTCGTGCCCTTAGGTAGATAAAGAATTTGGTCAGCTTGGTAGTTCAGGTACTGCTTGTTTTCTTTTTCGCTCGTGCTTACACGACCCACTGCAATAGTTGGCGTGCCGTTGGGAAGTTCGGCTAACTGAGTCGATAGTTCGTTCCACGCTGTGAGCTTGAACCAATTCGTCTCAGTTTCACCTGGAATCTGCCACGCAATCGAGCGATTGGTGACGGTCGATTCTCCTACTTCATTTTCTTGAGACTTTGGTCCAAGACCTCCGCATGCCATGAAGGCATTGACGGCGAGAAGGTCAGAGAAGTTTTCTTTGCTGATAACAAGCATAGGCTGCATTACCAACACACCATCCGGCGTGGGTTTTACAGGACCCAGTGCAAGAACTTCCTGCTTTTCTTGAAGGTCTTGAAGGAGCTTTCCTACGTAGTGGTCAGCTTTTTGGATTAGTTGGACTTTAGTTGAGACACGTTTGTTTGAAGATGGCAGAGCTTCCGCGATGACGTTGGCTTTGCCGTCTTCAAGGATCGCCTTGTCGGTGACCCTTATCCCCAATAAGAAGACGTTCATTTTTTAGGGCTCTGTAAATCGTTGAGCGGTGGACTTTAAGCACCTTGGCGATCTGCGGAACAGACACGCCTTGGCTTCGGAATGCTAGGGCGATCTGCATGTCCCCGCCACCAAGTTTTGAGTTTTTGAAATGCATGTAATGATTATGGTATGGGTTGATGCACTTTGTATTACCGCATGTGTTTTTTACTATTTGATCTTTTTGAATATCTAAATAACCTAGTATCAAAGGTCTTACATAATACCTTCTTCCAAATGCGTATACAGAAGGCACACCATTAGTTAAAGAACTCTCCCATTCGTAACAATGGTCGTGACTAAAGTCGTTGTACGCTAGTTTTTTGTATAGGTCACTTAACTGACTGTTTTTACAAGCACCATAACCCAGCTCGAACTTGTCAGCTTCGAGACTCCTGGTTATGTCTAAAGCTTGCGCCTGCGCGTGGGCAACATCCTGAGCTGTGACAGCAAGCTTTATTGTTTTGTTTGAACGAGTGAATGAGACTTGATAGTTCTCAGTAAACATCGTTTGATGGAAAACTGAGGAGATTCGCTCTCTCCTCAGCATCCATTCGCTTAACTACGCGGTAAAGATTAATCCAGAACTTAAGCTCAGTTAGAAAGTTTTTCATAATCTTTTACCTCGTTCAGCGGTTCTTCCGCTTGTTGCGACGACGCTTCAGGTACTTCCGGACCTTCTTCTTCGCCCGCTTGCGTTGCTTCCGATCTAATTTCCGCTGTTGTTTAGCGGTCATTGACTTACGTTTCTTCTCCTCTTTCCTCCTCGCGCCCAGCATTCTCTGCAGCTTGTCAAGCTGAGCCTTGGCCTTACCACCCATTTTGGTCTTCTTACGGTTGCGACGTGCATAAGCAAGAACGTCTCTTGCGACTTGCTTTTTGCTGCCACCCCTTTTCCGACCAGCCTTAAACATCGTGCGGATGTCTTTAGCACTGAAACGATCAGTCCCTTTCTTGGAACCGGCTCCTTCTGCAGTACGGTCAAACGTCCGCATGTAGCGGTTCATCTTCTTTCGGTAGTTTTTACCGCCACCGCCGCCAGGTTGGTTACCGCCACCGCCGCCAGGTTGGTTACCGCCACCAGCGCCAGGTTGGTTACCGCCACCAGCGCCAGG